GCTGGTATTCGCGGCGGACGCCTCCAGGGCCCCTACCTGTGGCCTCACGGTATTTCCAACCTTCTTTGTCGATACGCGAATACCAAGCTCGAACTGAACTTGGGTACCCGGGTATACCCAGGGATGAAAGCTGCTGCACAGTGTAGAACCGTGAAGTTTCTTCACTATTCATTTGTTCTATTCATGCCATTGAATATTAAGGGTTAATTGATTATTTCAGAGAGCGCAAAGCGTGAACACAAAAAATTACTTGCGCAGCAGCACTGTGCGGCACTATGATTTTCTATGTCAATCACCAACATGAGAACCGACATGTCAAAAAAACCAGCCACCCAGGACTGGCACAAAGAGGACATCAAGGCCGCGCTCCGAAAGAAGGGTTACACCCTGCGGGGGCTGTCCTTTGCGAACGGCTACCTCTGTGCGGATACAGCCAGCCAAGCTCTCATCAGGTCATACCCCAAGGTGGAAAGGATCATCGCCAAGGCCCTGGGCGTGAAACCGGAGGAAATCTGGCCATCCCGGTATCTACACAGGCAGAAGTCTAGCACCGCATTCAAAAAGCAAGCGGACAACGCAAGCGGCGCTGATTGACACCCTCGGGAGGTACACCATGACAACCGATACCAACACCCTGGACATGTTCGCGGATGCCTCAGACCGCCCTGGTGATCTGAGTTGCGCCGTGGAGATTGCCGCCTCCGTTGCCGCCGCCCTGGATCGGGCGCGGGCTCGTGGCCTGACCCGGGCGGACGTGGCCCACAAGATGGGCTGGCACCTGGGCGAGCGTCTTTCCGAGAACATGCTCAACGCCTATGCGGCCCAGAGCCACGACAAGCACGAAATCAGCCTGCGGCGGGCCATCGCCCTGGACCTGGTGCTGGGCGAAGACACCCTGCTGCGCCTTTATGCCGCCAAGCGGGGCGGCCGGGCCATCATGACCGACGACGATGCCGCTCTGCTGGAATGGGCCCGTCTGCACCGGGAGGAAAAGGTGCTGTCCGAGCGGAAGCGCGCCCTGGAAGCCGTGCTGAGAACGAGGGCCGGAAAATGACTGAAAAATATTGGCCGATCAGCCTACTCGTTGCACTGAGGCTGCCTGGATACCCGGTAACGAGGCAGGGATGGGATAGGCTGGTCAAACGTGAGTCCTGGCCGTACCAGGATGAAAAATACTGTGGCCGATATGGCGAGAGGCGCTTATACCAACCCCCCGCGCCAGTTGCAGCCCTCATTGCTGAGCACATCAGTAAGCCCGAGGCATCTGCCGCACCCAACCAGGAGGACTCCCCCACCTCGGAGCGGCAAGCCCATCTGAAGCGTCAAATCCTGGAGCTGATAGCCTCCGCAACACCACGCGATCAAGTCGTCAAGCTGGAATTGACACTGACCATAGAGCAGGCCAAGGCGGTGTTCGATGCACTCGCGGCCATGGATAGCGGGGCTGGCGATGCATAAGACGCACTACTCCTGCGCAGAACTGGCCGCATTGAAACTGCCTGGGTATCCAAATTCGAAACGTGGCTTCATCAATCTCGTGGAACGAGAATCCTGGCCGTATAGAAATCGGAATGGACGCGGCGGCGGACGCGAATATCTCCCCACCGAACCCGTAGCCAAGCTCATCGCCAAGCACACCCGCATCCAGGCCGAGGGCGCCGAGGCTCGCGTGATCCTGGAGGCGCGCAACCTGGCGCGAGGGCAGCGGAAGGCCGATGAGGCCCGCAAGAGCGCCGTGGCCACCGAGCAGCTGATGGGCACGCTCACCCCCAATGGGCGGGACAAGTTCAACGCCCGGTATGACGTGCTGCTGGCCTATCGGGACTGGTATGCCGAGCAGCTGGCCGAACATCCCAAGCTGGGCCGGAAGGAGAGCTTCGCCCAGTTCGCCGAGGCCTGGAAAGCCGGGTTGGTGAAGGCCAGCGAGGAAGCCCGCCAGCTATACCCCGACTTCTCCGCCCGCTCCATCGAACGATGGGTAGGGGACAGCGAAAAAGACGGCATGGCGCCGGTGGCGGACAAGTGGTGCCGGAAGAGCGACGGCTCCCGCAGCGTGTTCGGCAAGATCCCCATCCTGGAAAAGGTGTTAATCGCCCTGCTCAGCGAGCGGCCCTACATCAAGACCGTTCATCTGGTGGAACTCATCAACCAGAAACGGGTGGATGAGGAGACGGGCGAGGTCTTGTTCCCCCCGGTGTCTTACCACCAGGTGCACCGTTACCGGGAGAAGTGGGAACGTCAAAACGCCGCTTCCCACCTGCTCAACCGCAACCCGGACGCCTTCAAGAACAAGTTACTTTCCGCCCATGGCAAGGCTGACGCCGATGTGGCCCACCTGAACCAGCGCTGGGAGATGGACGGCACCAAGGCGGACTGGATGCTGCGCGGTGGGCGCTACAACGCCAGCGTGGTGATCGATGTTTGGAGCCGGCGCCCGCTGATTCGCTTCTCCAAGACGCCCCGCACCGAGACCAACAAGCAGCTGTTGCGGGATGCGGTCCTGGACTGGGGGGTGCCGGAGGAAGTGGCCACCGACAACGGCAGCGATTACAAGAACCGGGAGCTGCGTCTGTTCTTCGACGAAATGGGCATCGCGCACCACCTGTGCGCACCCTATTCCCCCTGGCAGAAGCCCCACGTGGAGCGCTTCATCCAGACCTGGCAGCACGGCCTGTTGGAGCTACTGGATGCCTTCATCGGCCACAACGTGATGGAGCGCAGCGCCCTGGAGGCCCGCCGCACCTTTGCCGAGCGTCTGAGCACTGAAGGCGCAGCGGTAGAGGTGGATATGACCGTGGAGGAACTGCAGGCCCTCACGGACGCCTGGATAGAGGGCACCTACATGCATGCGGAGCACTCCGGGCTTGGCATGACGCCCTTCGCCAGGATTGCCAGTTCGACCACGCCGGTGAAGCGTGTGGAGAACGAGCGTGCCCTGGACATCCTGCTGATGAAGCCCGCCAAGAAGCCGCCGGTGATCACCAAGCAGGGCATCCGTTACGAGAAGATCACCTACATCCATCCCGAACTGGCTCTGCCTTCCAGAATCGGCAAGGCGGCGGACATTCGCCTGGACCCGAACGACATGGGCCGCATCTATGTGCGCGTGGAGGGGAAGTTCATCTGCGTGGCCGAGAACACCGCCCTACTGGGCATCAAGCGAGCCGAATACGCCGCGAAGGCCAGGTCTGTGCAGCGGGAGTGGATCAAGGAAGATAAGGCCCGTGCACGGGCAGCCAAGAAGGGCCTCAACGCGGATCAAACGATCGGACAGATCCTCATGGACCGGGCAGAGGAAGCCGGGAAGCTCACTCATCTTCAGCGTTCCGATGCCTATACCTCGGATGGGCTCCAAGAAGCCGAACGCGCCATGGAACTGGATGCCGCGCCCAAGCGCAGCCCAGAGGGAGACAGGCTCATTGCCGAGGCCAAGCAATACCTGGCGGCGATGACCAACCCCAAGGCACCGGTGCTGCAAATGTCCGAACACCGCGCCGCACAGCTGGCTTCGAGCGCGGAAAACCCGCTTTCCAGCCTGACGGACGAACAGAAATTCGAGCTTTGGCATGTGCTGGACGCCACGGCCCGAGATGGGAATGGGCTGCCCCATGACTGGCAGCGCATCTTCCACGAGAGATTCCCCAAGACCAGTGCCTTTGCCGCCATGCGGTCGATGCGCGAGGAATTTGGGGAGGGTTCTGGGTGGCCTGCCGCCGCTGCAACGGCGGACAGGCCGGTTTGATACATCACTACAGGAGCGAGTATGAGCAACACGAATGCTTCAACGCAAGCCGCCCCAGGGGGGATTGCCCCCCTGTCCAACCTGGCGGTGGCCGAGCGAGCCTATTCCAGGCTGATGAACCGCGCCAACGTCGAGCCCGGCCTGGCGACCCTGCACGGGCCTTCCGGCTACGGCAAGAGTACAGCCGCCGCGTGGATCAAGGCGCGGCATCGCGCCTATTACGTGCAGGCGAATGATTACTGGACGAAGAAGAACATGCTGGTGGCCATCAGCAAGGCCCTGGGTCTGCGCTACGTGCGTGGCAAGGGAGATGCCACGAAGGAATACACCCCGGACACCTACACCATGGCCGAGGGCATCATGTCCCAGCTGCACGCCTCCGGCCGTCTGCTCATCATCGACGATTTCGATATCTGTGTGCAGAAGGGCTTGGTGGAGGCGACGCGCAGCCTGTACGAGGGCAGCAAGGCCGCCATCCTGCTGATCGGGGAGGAGCTGCTGCCCCAGAAGCTGGAAAGCTGGGAGCGCTTTCACGGCCGCATGCTGGATTGGTTCCCGGCCGAGCCGGCGGGCCTGGCTGACGCCAGGATTCTGGCTGCCTCACGCTGCCCCGGCCTGGCCATTGCTGACGATCTTCTTCAGCACCTGGTGGAACTGGCACGAGGATCCGTGCGGCGTCTGGGGAACAACCTGGCCATGATCTCAGAAACCGCCAACAAAGAGGCCTGGGACAGTGTGGACCTGGCCAGCTTGGGGGGCCGCCAGCTCCAGAGCAACAAAGCCCCCAGGTGGGGAGTGTAGCCGTGGCGCGCAAACCCATTACCCAACTGGCCGGAGGCAAGAGCCCGCGTCAAATTCTTTGGGAGCACATCCGCGCCCAGGCCGGCGAGTTCACGCTTTTTGACGTTTGCCCCGGGCGCATTCCCACCGAGACGGCCCGCGACTACCTCAATGGTCTGGAGCGGGCTGGGTTCCTGGAACTCGTGGAAGAACCCGCACGTGGAGAGAAGAAGCGTTACCGCCTGGGCCGGGACAACGGCATCGAGGCCCCCCGCGTGCGCCGGGACGGCACGGAGGTGGTTCAGGGCCATGGCAATGAGGCCCTCTGGGGTGCCATCACCGTCCTGGACAGCTTCACGGCCCAGGAGATCGCAGAACTGGCGGGGGCAACCCCGGCCACGGCTAAGACCTATTGCATGTTCTTGGCCCGCGCCGGCTACCTGAAGGCAACCCATCCCGGAAAGGGCAAGGGACGGGGCGGAGAGCCCACACAATTCCGCGCCGTCAAGTCCCGCATCAGCGGCCCCAGGGCGCCCATGATCACCCGCCTGAAGGCCGTCTACGACCCGAACCTGCACAAGGTGGTGTGGATGCAGGGGGCGGATGACATTGCCGAGGAGATGGACGATGCCTAGGCCCACCCTCACCCCGGAGCAGCGTGAACGCGCCATGGCCTTCATATGGGCCGAGAAGGCACGCCTGGGCAGCAAGGCCGCCGTGGCGGACCGCATCGGCTGCAAGCGCGCGGCCGTGAGCATGGTCATGGATGGCACCTACCCGGCCCGGCCGGACGGCATCCTCCTGGCCGCCCTCAACCACATGGAACGGCGCCTGTGCCCGTACCTGGGGGCGGAGATCGCGCCCACCCAGTGCCAGGAGATCAACACCGGGCCGGTGCCTACCTGGGACCCCGCCGCCCTGACCCAGCGCCGCGCCTGCCAGACCTGTGCCCACCGCCCCACCAGCGATAACCCGGGAGATCCGACATGACCCTCACCCCCAGCCCCATGAAGATCAGCGAGGCCGCC